CTTCTTATGTGTTGTTCCCTTGTTTGTAATGCTAACCGTAGTGCTTTATTACCTTGGGAGTCTAGAGACTGTCCTACAATACGTCCAGGAATCTTACGTTTATATTTCTCAGTGGTTGCAAAAAATGCTGCATGAGGGCCTCCAAATCCCATAGGAACTCCAAACCTCTGCATAGATCCAACTGCTATATCAAATCCTATATCTCCTACAGGTTTCATTAGAACCTGACACAAAGGATCTACGATAGCAATCTTCATACAATTATAAACTTCTGCTAGTTTTAATAATCCATCAGGGTGTCTTAACTTACCATGACTATTTGGGAATTGAACTAATAATCCAAATGCATCAATAAAGAATGCCATTGGTATTGAATCATCCAAATCAAGTTTAATTATATTAATACCTAACGGTTTTGCTCTCGTTTCTAATACTTTTAATGTCTGTGGAAATATTTTATCATCAACTACAAAATCTGTTTTCTTATTACTATTACTGTGAGCAAGTATCATTGCCTCTGCTGCTGCAGTTCCTTCATCTAACAATGATGCATTAGATACTGGTAACCCTGTGAGTTCTGTGATGAGTGTCTGATAATTGAACAGTGCCTCTAATCTACCTTGAGATATCTCTGCCTGATATGGTGTATAGGATGTGTACCATGCAGGATTTTCAAAAACATTCCTGAGTATAACTGGTGGAGTTATAGTTCCATAGTAACCTTGACCAATCAAACTTCTTTTAACTTTATTTTTACTTGCTATTTCTTTTAATTCTATAAGTGCTTCTTGCTCACTACAACCTTCAGGAAGTTTATCGTCACCACGAAGTAAGATTGAATCTGGTACAACTTGTCTGACAAGTTCATCTAAACTAGAAAGACCTAGATCATTTAACATTATGTTTTGTTGATCATCAGTTATACCAATGTGTCTTCTAATAAAATCACTCATATGTTTTGAAAAATTCCTTTAATGATGTTTGATAACCTGACTCCCGACTAGGAGGTTCTTTTATTCCTCTTATTTTTTTCCACTCATTGTGCAATGCACCTAGTAACCATGCTTGAGATAAACTTTTAGGCCCATTCTCTAAGAGTTCAAGATGACGTTTGTTGTTACAAAAGTTCTCAGCGTAATCTTTTCTCCAAGCTATGCGATCCTCATTTGAATCTTCGTGTTGTTCTTTAGTCATTCTTCTGGAAAGTCATATGGGCCATTTAGTTTTTTTTCATGCTCCCTCTCATCTAACACTTCATTGATGAGTTGTTTTAACTCTACTTTCAATGCATCAGATAAAAGATTCATCTTGTTCACCTTTAAGGGTGGGATAGCAGCACGTTGTTCTTCAAGAGTTTTACCACTAGTGCTATCTCCAAATGACATTCCTTGTGTATCAATCTTCATTCTTTTTCTATAATAATTGTTCTTGTTTCTCATTATAGCACACGATTTACATTCGTATGCATAAGAGGATTCTAATGTTGGATCTTTACGACATCTATAAAAATCTGTGACTAAATCTTTTTCTTCACCACAAACTCTACAAACTCTTTTAACCATAAAAAGATGTTCAGTTTGTAAACATTCATCATGATAGAAATCAAAGTCCATTATCCAGTAATCTCATCTATACATTTGTCTCTTTCAATTTGCTCTGCTAACTTTTGCTTTGTTGCAATAACACCTGCAAGACGTTGTTCCAAATTATCTACAATACGATTGTAAACTTTCAACTGAAATTTTCTAAGTAAGATATTATAATCTTTCATGGGTAAATTTGAATTTAAAATTATTTATCAAGGGTTTGAATATGTTTCCAAAGCAACATTTCCTGCAACAATTAATCTATTTACATTAGGTTCTTGTACATTATCTACTCCATGTATTAACCATGATGGCCATGCAAAGATATCTCCACTTTCTTGATGATCTGGATATATTTTATCTCCATGATCATTTAAAAAATAAAAACATTTATTTTTTGATGCATCAATAACATGAGTAAATGATATTATCTCAGCACCACCTATTCCATAATGAGAATGAGGTGGATGAGTAGTAGTCTCTGAATTATATAATTGAACCCAAAGATTAAAACCATACTTAGTATTTTTATAGAGTCCTAAATCCTTCATCATATTTTCAATAACTTTTGAGTAAAAAGGAACTAACAAATGAGCAAACTTATCACCACCAACAGAGTGTGATGTATAGAATTTTCTTTTGTCCCTATAAGTTTCTTGTATCCTATTTAAAATACCAGTCTTAAGTTTCTCAGAAAGTTTTATATTATCATTCCATATAACCATAAAAAAAGAGGGCCATTCGACCCTCATTATAACATATGTTGTATAAATTACAAGGCATTACCACGAGGTAATACTTCCTCTGGGAAGACGAAGCTTTCATGTGGTTGGTCAACTGAAGACATCCATGCTCTCATACCTTCATTAAGAAGAATATTCTTAGTGTAGAAAGTTTCGAACTCTGGGTCTTCTGCTGCTCTTATCTCTTGAGATACAAAGTCGTATGCTCTGAGGTTAAGTGCTAGACCTACAATACCGATTGATGATGTCCACATACCCATCACAGGTACGAACAACATAAGGAAGTGTAAGAATCTCTTGTTGGAGAAAGCAATACCAAATATCTGTGACCAGAATCTGTTTGCTGTAATCATACTGTAAGTTTCTTCTTCTTGTGTAGGATCAAATGCTCTGAATGTAGAACTCATTGATTGATCGTTACTGTAAGTAGAAGTATCTTCATACAATGTGTTTTGCACTGTTGCTCCATGTATTGCACAGAGTAATGCTCCACCAAGTATTCCTGCAACACCCATCATATGAAATGGATTCAATGTAATGTTGTGGAAACCTTGTATGAATAAGATATAACGAAAGATTGCTAGAGCATTGTAAGGACGTATCCCAACAAGACCTGCAATTTCAAACTGTCTGAGCATGAATCCTATGAGACCGAATACACCGTGAAGTGCTACGAAGTTCCAGAGTCCACCGAGTTGTAACCAACGAACGAATGAACCTTGTGCTTCAGGTCCCCATAAGAACATAAGACTATGACCCATTGCATCGCCTGGTGTAGACACTGCTGCGGTCAGGAAGTTTGCTCCCTCTAAGTAAGAGGATGCAATACCATGTGTGTACCAACTAGTAACGAAAGTAGTTCCAACGAACCAACCTCCGATAGAAAGGTAAGCACA